TAAAATATCTCCTTACTGTAAATTTCTTTGCATGAGTGTAACGAATGTAAAGCCATTATAAGTTTAATCCTTTCGTTGATAAAGCTGTGTAGCCAGTTGGTACATCATATTCAAAAATTCCTATTCCACTTGCATTAGTTCCTGCACTTGATACTGCTGTTGTTCCGAAGTAGCCATTTCCAAAATTACAATTCATTGATGAGTTATGTGCAGAAAATGCAAAAGTATAAGTATCAGTAGAACTTGGAATACTTATAGCACCTGTTCCTGTTGAACCAGATGTTGGAACACCAGAATTTTGCCATGTACCATTTTTTGAAAAATAAAGTTTTCTATTATCTAAGTCCATAGCAATACCTATAATGTCATTATTTCCATAACTTGCACCATAGTTTGAATTAGAACCATTAACATATTGCTGACCATCCCAATTATAAGAAGCACCTAATTTACCACTATCACCACCTGCATATTGATTAGTATGAGTAGTGTTTTGGTCTAAAGAACAAATACCATTCATCCAATGGACATTTCCACCAGAACCATAAACTTGACATTCAGCATAATATTTTCCAGAAGTAGCACCTATAGTTCCAATAGTCATTCTCCATGATGCTGCTCCAGTTGACCAATTAGTATTTCCATTAGCATGATTACCATTAGCACTTTGAACAATTAAAGGATTGTTTACATTAAAAACATTGCTTGGACAATCTTCTGTTTTTGTAAGTGTACCACTAACACTAGACCAATCATTAGAATTTGGAGAACTATCTGTAATTGTATTACCATCTTTTAAAATCCAAAAACCATTTGTTCCATAAGATACACTAGGAGAAGTATTTATTTTCCATTCGCCAGTTGTCGCATCTGTTGAACCAAAGTCTGATGCAGCATAAGCATAGCCATCACAAAAATGAACATGGCTTAAAGTAGATTCTAAAAATTGCGTATCATTATCACTTCTTTTACCTATTTCTATTGGTTCAGTAGTATTAATAAAACTATCTTTATTTTGAGATGGATAAGTTTCTGTAGCAAATACAGTTTCTTGCACTCCATTAACATAAAATTTTGCTCTATTTGATGCTGTTGCTTGTGCAGTATCCCAAGTAAAAACAAAATGATACCAAGCATTAGTATCTCTAAAGTTTCTATCTGGTGTTAAATTCATATAATAACCACTATCGTAAAACCCTATAACTAATTTATCGTCAGTCTGCCATTGAAAAAAATCATCATGATTATTATTACCTGATTCATCACAACTAAATATTCTTTGAACAGTACCTAGTTTATTTTTCTTTTCCCACCAACTTAGTGTCCATTTTTTTGTATTACCATTACCACTAAAAGTTTTTCTTATTGATGTATTAGCCATTAGTTAAATTGTCCTCCACCTGTTGCACCGAAGCTAGAAGTTAAGCTAAATGCTCTATCAACTGTTTGTGCTTCAGCATCTGTTATTCTTAATGTAAAATTGTATGTAGTTGGTGTAGTTGATGATCCACCAAAATCTGATGTAGTAATTGCACCAGTTGAACCATTTAAAGTACAATTGGCTTGTGATGCGTTTGTTAATACATTTGTTACTTCACTAAATGTTATTGAACTATCTGATGATCCAGCTACTGTTGCTACTGTACCACTAAAATTTCCAGCAATAGTTCCAAGTGAACCTGCTGCTGTTGAAAAACTTGGTGCAGTAGAAGCTGTTATAATATTGTTTGTTGATCTACCAGCAAGACCAGTTGGATTTTCAACTCTAACAAAATAGTTACCAGCAGCTAAAGTTACATTGACTGATAATGTTGTAGCATTGGTAAACGAAACTGTATTAGCATTTGTTATAGCTCCAGTAGAGCCATTAACAAAAGTAACCGATGGTATTGAAACAAATCCTGTTCCTGTAATACTTATTGTTGTAGCTGTTGCAGGAGCAATTGTTTGAGATACATCAGCTACTGTTGGTTTTGTTTCAGCAGCATCAACCCAAGATAATTGATTACTATTACTTCCATTAGTAGCAAGTACCTGTCCATTTGTACCAACATTTTGAGGTAAAATTAAATTATAAGATTGTCCAGCAGAATGAGGTGGTGCTTGTATAGACACCCCATGACTGTTCTGACTGCAATTCAAAGTAAGTTTTGCATCAGCACTAGAGCCATCACCTTTAATCTTTAATACTGGATTCTCTATCGTACTGGTAGTTCCAGAAACTATATTTCCAAGATTCCTTGCTTTAGACATTATTTAATTTTCCTTTATTATTTTGAATTTTGTTATGGCTAGATATTTCTACCTAGCCATATAATTTACAATACTATTGTATCAGCTTCTTCTTCAGTTAATGCTTCTCCAGCAATTAACTTAGCTTTAGCACTAGCTTTTAAATCTGCTTTTGCTTGTTTATCTGCTTCTCTAGCTGTATCCATTTCTGCAATTTTATTTGCAATAGCTGTCTCATCTACCTCAACTATATTTGAATTTTCATCAAATGCTTTAGTTGGTGTATTTGATGTTACTTGTGGATATAACTCTTTAATTGCATAAACTCTTTTTTCAAAATTATCCATTATACTTTTACCTCCATTAAAATCATATTAGAAGCACCACCATTTTGTTGCCAAAAGGTATCCCAACCTCCACCTTCACCTTTAGTTTGAAAATGGTAAGTTAATTGCGCTGTTGAGTTGTGAGATGTGTCCATAGTCATTATGGATGCTTTTATCATTGCATAGTTTTCATTTTGTTCAAGTCTTTGTGATGTTTCAACTATTTGTGTACCACTTGAACCACCAGATATATCTCTTGAAATTTGAAAGTAACTATCTCTTGACGCACTACCACTAGAACTTTTAGCAGAACCATCTGCTTCTGCCAAAATTATAATTTTATTACTTGCTGATGTTGGTGTAATTTGACCAGAAACTAAAAGGTCACTTCCAGTTCCATAGGTATTGCCACCTTGTTGGTATGCTGTTGTGTTTGTAGCATAAACTGTTTGAACAAGTCCACCACCTGCTTCTGCCCATACTGGGTTTGCACCTGTGCCAGAAGTTTTTAAGAAATGACCAGAAGTACCTGCACCAAGTCTAGCGATTGCACCCCCATTGTTATAGTAGATGTCACCTTGTGCTGTACTTGTGATTGATAATAAGTCTGCGTCTGTGCCTTTTTCAGACATTATTTGCCAATAAGTACCATTACTTACTGCATTTCCTTGTGATGCTAAAATACAAATATAACTAGAGCCACCTGATGAAACTACATCATCAACTTGGTACTGTGTACTATTGTTGTAAGCACCTTTCCAGTTAAATTTGATAGCACCTAGATTTACTGTTGCCATATTTGTTTCCTTATATTGTTGCTATTAGATCGCCATTTGAGTCAATGCTAAAGGTAAAACCACTAGCACTAAATAAGACATCATCAAAAGTGGCGAAAGTTGAACTTGAGATGTTGTCTGCACCTTGATTAGTTGTTGTAACAATCAAGTTTCCATTGTTGTCTTTATTAAAACCATAAACTTCTGCACTTGAAGTTGCACCATATTCTAAAGCATTTCCAGCAGCATTTACTTTAAGTGCCTGTCCTGCTGATCCAATTGAGCTTAAACCTGTACCACCTCTAGCTGTTGCTAAAGTTCCAGCAGTAATATTTGCAGCATTAATTGCAGCTACATTAAATGTACCATAAGCAACTATTGAAATTATATCACCTGCTGTTGCACCACTAGCCAAAACTACCGAAGTACCAGATGTTACTGTTACATCAGTTCCATTAACTAACTTAGCTCCATTCAAATAAACATCTATGAATCCAGCATCGTAAGCAAGTGTAGTACCTGCATCATCTGCTCCTGTAAATGTTGTCTGTCCACCAGAAGCTGTATATTTAAACCTTGCTGCTGTTCCATTAACTGTAGAACCTGCTGCTGCCCAACCACTAGATTTGTAAACTTTTAATTCATTGGCAGTAGTGTCAAAATATAGATCTCCAACATTAAGACTTGTTGTTGGAGCTGATGAAGAAATTCTATAAACTTCTGCAAAATTATTTATTGAAGATAAATTATTAGCTGCTGTTGTTACATTAGCAGAGTTTGATGCAAGTGAATTTAATCCACTTATTGCTGCTAGTGTATTCATATCAGATACAGTTTGAGAAGTACCTAAAGTATTCATATCTGATATTGCATCTGCTGTTCCAAGTAATCCTATTTCAGTTGCTTTAGATGCAACAGTAGTTACCTCTGTAGCTTTTGGAACTAATCTATGAAAATTGTAAGTGTGTTGTGTAGTTGTAGATTCAACTAAAATACCAAATCCTGCCGGTAAAGATGCGTTAGCACCACAATTATTTAGTGTAACTGTAGAATTACCAACTGTACCATTTGCAATCGTTACAACACCTGATCCATTTGCAGTATGTGAACTTGCAAGTGCTTGAACACTTACAATTGTACCAACACCATTATTTACATCTGGGTTTGTATTTGGAAAACTTGTTTCATTTGCAATCGGTACAAAACCACCAACATCATCTACTAAATCTATAACTCTTGCATCTATAGCACCAGTTGTTGCAATAAAATTATCATTGCTAGTCCAAGATTGACCAGAGTTAATTAGTTCTGATGTATCTTTGTTTAAAAATCTAGTGTCAGCAGCAGATGTTGTGTAGAAAGTTGTATCGTTTGGTGTGTGTGCTGCTTGTTCAGAATTTGTTACTATTGCTGCATCTGCAATCTTAGCAATTGTTACTTGGTCATCGCCAATATGAGCTGTGTCTATTGAACCATCAACTAAGTGTTCTGAGTCAATACTATCATCTGCAATTTTAGAACCATTTACAGCATCAGCACCTAGTTTAGTATTAGTTACTGCACCTGCATTTATTTTAGCTTCTGTTACAGCATTTGCATTTATTTGTGCTGCTTGAACTGCATTGTCTGCAATTTTTGCATTAGTAACTGCATCATCTGCAATCTTTGCAGTAGTGATTGAGTTGTTAGTTAAATTACCTGCACTAATAACATCTGTTGGTATTGAGTTACCTGTTTTAGTTAAGATAGCTAAATAAATTGTTAATGTTTCATTTTGTAATGTACCACTATCTAAAGTTATATTTACTGTAGTGTTTGAAGAAAAAGATGAACTTGATATTGTTCCATAAACAGTTCCTGTGCTAGATCCTATAATTTTTACTCTACGACCTGCATGATAAAATGCAGTTACATCTACACCATTTATTGTAAATGAACTAGCACTTGCATAAGCACTTGTAAAAGCTGCATCACCATCACCATAAATAACCCATTGTGCATCGTTGTACCATTCTCTTGTGTTTTTCATTAATGCTCTAATCGCATTATTCAAATCACTAGGTAACATTCCCTCTGCTGTATTTATTCCATTTAAAGATGTGTTATTAGCTTGGGTTGTTGAATAATCTTTTATTCCTGCCATCTTTTCTCCTAATTCATAAACCAACTAAAAGCTTTATCGCTTTCAGTATTATTTTTGTTAATTAATGTATTTACAGCTTCCTCTACTTGTCTTTGAAAAAGCTCTTGTGCTTCAAATGAATATCTAACATTATCTATATCTACTTTATCACTCATTATCTTGTACCACCTGGCGATGCTGTTAAATCTATTCCTTGTGCATTTGTCCAAACACTCTCAGCAGGTATTTTTACATTTGCTCTAAAATATCTTCCTGATTGTCTTACTGGTGCAATACCTGTACTGTTGATTGTACTTGAATTTGATGAGGTTACTGTATCAGCAAGTTTATCTCTTGTTTTAACTATTACATTAGATGTTGCATCTACTATTGGTCTAACACTTGTAATATTTGCTCTTGTGCCTGGAAATAATTCTGTTTCTTTTGTTTCTAGTTCTGCTTCTAAATTTTTTCCAGAAAATATAGCAGCTTTAAAATCTTCATTTATAGCACCTAAATATAATTGTCCTTGTGTCCAATAAGGTGTGTCTAATGAAATATTAATATCATCTAAGTTTTCAGATATTAAGTCCATTAGCTCAACTGTATTAATAGTTACAAATTGTTCAAAAATTTGCGATGCTTGTACATTAGCAATAGACCACTTTTGAGTTACATAATTATAAATTAATAATCTATCGCAGATACCAGTTGTGTTACCTGGATTGTTTTTACTAGGATATAACCATATAGCCAAAGTATTAAAAGGATCTACAGCAGCAGCAATTCTATCACTAAATGCTTTGTTTAAATCACTATCAAAAAATCTATTAACTTTCTCAGAACCTATAGGCAATATTTGATCACCATTAATCTGAAAAAATCCATCGTCTGCATAAAAGAATATTTGCCTGTTGTCCTGGCAAACTGTTTGTCCATACACAGCTCCTCTATTAGGTGATATAACTGAAAATCTAAAAACTACATTTCCACCTACAAAGTCCATACGAACTATCTGGTTTTGTCTAAATACATAACCAACCTCACCAGAGGTTATGGCAACTACTTGTCCACCTGAGCCTGGCATATCTTGTGTATCACTTGATTTAACACCAGCTTCCCAAGTTGCAATATCGTTTAAACCTGACCAAGCAACTCTATTTTGTGCATTACTTATGTTACCTGTAACTAAAAAATCTCTTATGACACCACTTGTTCTAAATAATGGTACAGTTCCACTTGTTGCTATACTTTGTAGTGTAGCAAAGTTAGTAGAAGTACCCATTAAATAATATTGTGGTGCATCTACTCCATTACTAGCAATTACATAATTACCAAATTGAGTAAAAGTAAAAAAATCTG